TAGCCATTAGACTAAGTCTATAATTTTATAAAGGTCTAGTACTCTTTTGATGTGATCTGGGAAACCAATATCGTTTTTTATTGAAGTACTGCCTTCATTACGTAGGGTGGTTCCAGCGATTGAACGGGATGTCTTGTGTTCTTCTTTTAAGTAATAAGTTACGAGGTCAAAGACCGCTAACTTAAGATCTGTCGGTACTGCTGAAAATCCAGCATTGTACACAACTTTTACAGAAGCGAACCCTTTTTTATAATATTCTATACTTTTTTCACCATCAATTCTGAAAATACGATCATGTTCAGTATCTACATAATAATCAGTATTTGCAGTTAAGGTAGTATAGCTATCGGCGATAGTAGCTCGTTCCGCGACAGAAGTAACACTAGTTAGTGGAGACTCTGTGACAAAGAGTTCCGAAGTGTATTTGTCGTCGATATCGAAATATTCAGTCTTAGTAGACGAATAATAATCGACAATTGAATTACCGCAATAAGTTTTTACAAGTTGACTAATAGATTCTACAAGGATATCGAGCTTAGCATCGTCCTTGTTATGTTCTACTTTCATGTAGCTTTTGTAATTTGCAGTTGTAATTAAATTGGCCATTATATTCTTTTGAGTGGGAAGAACCTGGGAAGGTGATTACCCTCCCAAGTTACCCAGCATATTTCAACATATCCACTTAGCGTGGTATAATTTTGAAGCTTAAAGTTAGCTAGCTTTGTACATAAGTGCCCATTTGGAAGTAACTCCATCGATTAGATCGATGAAACCAATTCTTTGTGACGCTACAAGTACTCTTCTTTGAGCAGCAACTTCATAGTCTGATTCAACTGTCATTCCTCTTAGTACTGGTCTGACGAAATTTCTAGCATTAACTGCGCAAGCATAAAACTTGTTTACAGCTGCTGTTGCGAATTCTGGGGATACTATTATTTTAGATCCGAATACGCTTCCGATTTCTCCAGATAGTTTAGTGGCTGAATTACCCACTAAGTTTACATCTTGGAACTCAGCATCTTCTAGTAATTGATAGTAACTCGTTAGAGAAACTACAAATACAACATCCGATGGATTTAATCCATATTTGCCCATATTTTTTCTAGCGGCTAATAGATTTAGCGCTGTCAAAGATTCTGAAGCAAATGCTGTTGTTGACTGAGTATAATCAGAGTCGTTTCTTGCTAAGTGCAATAACCCTTCATATGTAGCTCCTGAGGTACCGTAGGCACCATCAGCGTCATCACCAGCCAGAATTGAGTTTTCTACACCTCTTGCATGCGATCTAATCATAGACTCACGAATTAGTGGTAAAACAGGAAGAATTGCATCTTCTTCTGTTTCATTACCAAGATATGAGGTTGAGATTAGTTTTTTAGTTGAAAGAGTTCTTTCAGTTAAGTCGATTCCGCCGTAAGGTGAACCATAAGTATCACCTGTTTGGGCTAAATTACCATGTGGAGAGGATCCTGTAGCTGCCTGGTTAGAGGTAAACTCAGCATATCCACTATCTGGTAAGATAGGTAGAATTTGTGTAGCACTTGTCATAGCAATTTCTCTAAATAGAGGTGCTAGTACGAGTTGGAGTTCAATGTCCCTCTCGATATTTGTGCTTACAGTTTGTTCAAAATCGGCTGAAGAAACACCTACACCTGAATGTGCGTTTTGTTTTTCCATAACGGATTTACCATAATTGGTATCTTCGATATTTCTTTTACCCAACGCTTTGGCTAGGAGCCATGCATCTTCGATGTCTTTAATATTCGCATCTGGATCTGGGGTTCTACCCCTGTCACCAAATTGTCTTTTGGACTCACGAATTTTTGTGATTTCTTCTGATTTCTCTTTCAGTTCTGCTTTAAGGCTGTCAACTACTTCTTCTACGTTGTCGTACTGTTCGTTTATGCGTTTTTCTAGATCAGAAACTAAATTTTCTGCTCCAGAGGTTCCTGCTTCAACGATAGCTTTAACTTCAGCTTTCTTCTGTTCAAGTTCGGCTTCTTGAGTTACTTGCTCTTCTGCGGCTTTCTCTGCTACTGCGACAGCTTCTTCTTCTGCTTTCGCTTTAGATTCTGCTTGTTGCATTGCAATTTTCGCTGCTGTTTCACTGGCAACTTTTTTTGCGAACTCTTCAAGATTAAAGTCTTCTATTTTTTCTGACATTGTTTTTTTCCTTGAAGACAGACTGACGTCTGTGTCTTGAGGCTTGTCAGCCTCGGTTATTTTGACAAATTGCTTTTTCCACTCATCATATTCTGATTTCGTGTCAAAAGACTTTGCCACAGAGAAGGTGGCTGATTGATTTGCGGGTACTGAGACCACGCTAACTTCAAAAAGCTCCGCATCAGAGATTTTAAGTCCGTCAGTTTCCTCGATATAATCTGCGTCTTTGACGCGGAAACCTACACTAAAAGCTCTTAGAATACCTTCTTTGACTAAATTTGTTACATCACCAGCACTTTTTGATATATTTGCGGTTAGTTTTAGTCCCCTATCGTCGGTCTCCAGACCTGTGGCTCGACCGATAGGTCTATTGTAGTCATGGTTAAAAAGAATAACTGGATTACTCGTATAGTTATCCAATCCTCCCTTTTCCCATGCTTCTTTATCTATAACATCTCCCGCACGATCGGTATCGTTAGTGCTGGCATATCCTTTAATATTTACACTTCCATCGTCAGCTTCTTCAACTGACTTGAAAACAGATGTTAAGTTAAAAATCTTTTGCATGATTATTCCTCTACTTCATCAACCTCTTTTTTAACAGCTGCTGGAGCAACTGGTGTAGGTTGAGGGGCTGGAGCAGGGGTTTCTGCATTTGCTGCTTCCCATTGCTCAGGAAAGTTATGTTTGACCATTGATGTCATACGGTGCCAAGACCCAAAAGGTCTTTTTGCTACCATATATCTCATAGGTTTATCTTCTGCCGCTTTATACTCGGGGACAGTCAATACGCTTCCTTTCTTAGCAAAATAATCAGCGAGTTGTTTTAATACGATTTTTTTAGTCGCCATTTTCTTCTTCCTCTTCTTCTTTGGGTCGTCCGCCTTCTGACGGGTTGGCCGCTGAGCCTGCTATATTAGCAGGCACTCTTAAATCATCATGCCCGTCTAACGGCTCCATTCTTAATGCTTCTCTGGCCTCGTTAGGAGCCATTATTCCAGTATTAACTAAAGTACTGTAATAAGCAGCTTGATCTTTTAATTCAGGTTGTAAGGCAGGAACGCCTTCTACATCTTCTGAAAGATCAAATCCAAAGAAACGCTCAAATGCAAAATTAACCTTTCTCACTATAGGTAGTACAGTTTCTAAGTAATACAACCTATGGTTTGGTCTAATATTTGCATTGTTTCCACTATCTAAAAGCAGTGGGGGCAACCCTATTGCTTGTAGTATAATTCTTTCGTTAGCTTTTATAGCTTCTTGGAAATCTAAGTCTTTAAAATTAACTTCTGTAAGGTTGTCAATTTCTAACCCACCGTCAAGTATAAGAGGTCTTCTACCTCCCGTACTAGGATTATAACGAGCTCTCCAAGCTGCTAGCATTCTTTCTTTTATCTTTTCACTCAATGTATTTGGACTTTTCAGTACTAATCCAGGTACTGCTCCATTCTTAAAGAAGTTGTCTTGAAAGTTTCTCATAGACATTAGTAATAACATTGTTCTATAAGCTGGTTTCAGTCTTGGTACTCCTCTATATATTGAATTAAATGAATTTTCTTTTATATGTATTACTTCATCTGGACTATAGTCCACTTGCCCGTCGTATGTGTATTTTTTTATATAAGTTTTTTCGTCTGTTTCTATTTCTACATTTTCTGCGGGCAAGTGATAAAGTGAAGTATTTCCACCATCATAATACACAAATATGTTTCCATCAATTAATAAATCAATTATCAGATTTCTTTTAAAAGAATTTATATCTTGAAATGGATTTGGTTCTACATTTAATAATCTATTAACAGTAGCCTTTCTAACATTTTTATAAACTGGAGTCATTCCAGCAATTTTCCCACCAACATCTACTGGTATTTCCGCAACATCATCAACTACTAAGTTTACAGCTCTATTAACTACTTCTAGTTTTTCATAAGCATCTCTATAGTTAGTAACTACTTCTCGACTCGTTATATTAAAGCCTTCCTCCCTACCAATAAGCCATTGGGAAGGATTTACTTTCTCTTCGTCTGTTTCTACGGGAGGCGTTCTCCCTATAAATCGGTCATACCATGCCATGTTTTTCTCTTCGTCTCTCTACCCAGCGTTTTTGTTTTTGGGCTGTGAATAATTTCGGTCTTTTGCCATAAATGGAGTGTAATCGTAAATGGTGTTCGTGACAAAGAGTGACAGCCTCCTCATATAGTTCTCGTAAATGCTCCTCGATAAAAGGATCTCTTACCTCCATGATCTCTTCAGCGGTTTGGATATTAAGTTTATTACCTCTAAGCCACTTATCTAACAGTTCCGTCAATCCGTAGAAGTGATGGAAGTCGAGATTTTCTTTACTTCCGCAAATCCGACATTCCGTTCCCTTATCGTACTTTGACTTGGCTCTGTCTCTAACGTATTTGACTAGGTCTCGCTTTAAATCCATTAATTTTTCTCTTATTATGTATTATACTAAATTACCACGCTAATGTCAAGATAAATTTTTTTGTAGGTCTGCTGATTAAAAAGTGGTCGAAGATGTCTCAAAAGTGTAAAGCGCATATCTAAGCGCGTCTGCCATATGAGAGTACGTATCATGTTTTGGCCTCTCTTTCATCAAATTCGGATTTGGATCCCATTGATATTGGTCTAAACATTCTATCGTATGACGACATCTTTGGTCTACAATCAAATTATCATTATCTACAAGGCTCGCAACTTCGCCAATTCCATCTAAAATGGATTTTTTCGCATTTATAGTGGTAACATCATAGTTTTGTGCAAAATCAAACCTTGTTTGTTGTGCCGCTGAGTCAATATATATCCAATCTATCCCATGTTTATCTTGTAATGCTCTAATTTGAATAGCATGTTGCTCAGTGGTTCTTTCAGCATCAAGATATTCGTCTAAAACATAGAATTTTTGCAAGTCCCAATCATATGCTACTACGCATAAGGCTGTCGGGTCTTTGTAACCCACATCAAGACCTGCAATTACATCCATCTTTGAAGTATCAAGTTCTTCTAAGTCTGCAATGCACTCTTCAAAATTAAATTTCCAGATTTGACCTTCATAGGTGTTAAAATCTGCCATATATTCTTGATCAAATTCAGCTTGAGACATAGAATTTCTAGCTTCAACGATATCTTCTTCGCTAAAACGAGGGTTTTCATGATAAGTTGCCTTTATAGAACACCATTCTGGAAACTGATCATTGTAACCACGATAATAAAAGTCTGCAAACCAATTATTTCGTCCCCGAGGGGTTGAAATAAAGAGTGCTTTACTGTTTTCTTTGTCTAAAGTTGGTCTAAGTGCTATATTGAAGGCATCTCTACCATCTACAAGTGCTGCTTCATCAAATATTATTAGATCATATGATCTTCCTACACAAGAATCCACTTGATTTATTGATCCCATACGCACAGTAGACCCGTTTGATAGTTCAATTACTCTATCTTTTGCATTATCTTTCGTAACTTCTAAATCAAAGTGCTTAATTAACTGTCTTTGTAAATCAAAGGAAATTTGAGATAATGCATAGTTAGGTGACATCAATAAAATATTAGTATTTGGAACCAATGCTGTCAGTTGCCCAATGATATTAGATATGTACGTTTTACCCTGACGCCTGGAAACGGCACCACATATAAAACGATACTTGGGATTATTAATTGCATTGATTATTGCAATTTGAGATGGAATAGGTATTACACCTAAAAGATCCATATAAGGCATTACAGGGAGTTTTATAAATCTATCTTCTGAGGAATAACTTACTAATCCTCCTTCTGGAACGTCCTTTCTACTTATCTCTAACATTAATGATAGGTCATTGATGTGTTATCTGGATTAATTAGGTGATTTACTTGAGCTAAATGATACAGATATAGAAATCCACCAGCCATAGTTGCTATCGCAACTTGCTCTGGACTAACACTATCTGATCCCTCTTTTGATTCTCGATCTATCTTTTCTAATGCTCCTTGAGCAGCTTTAGAAATAACGTCTAACCAATGAGCGTCAAGATGTTGTAAATCTATTTCTTGCATCATTAACCTCTTTTTCCTAATCGTTGTGTTCGTGCCTTCTTATACTTTTGATAAGAAGTACGTTTTTTGCTAGTTTTCCTTTTTGAAGGACTAACTCTTTTGCCAAGTCGTTGTTTACGACTGGTCTTTAATTTCTTACGAGCTGGCATGATTATGCCTCAGTTAAGCAAGAGACAAACTCTATACTACCTTGATTTGCATATATTACATCAGTAGGATCTTTTACTAAAATTATTGTAGCATCACCACTACCTGCAGCTCCTAAGTTACATGTATATCCAACTGTTCCGGCTGCATTTAATACAGATATAATTCCTGCAGTACCTCCAGTATGTTGACACAGTACTTTATGGGCTCCACCTATAGTAGATCCATTAGCAAAACTATTACCTGCTGCTTCCTTTGCTCCTAACAATTTAATTGCTCTCATTTATTTCTCCTAACGTCTTCGACGTCCTTTCCCTTTTTTCTTTTTTTGGCGGTATTTGATTGCGCGAAGTCTTTGCTTCGCTGCTTTCTTTGTTTTAGAAATTCCGGGAGTATTATTTACTTTCCACCCGCCTTTTACCTTTCTTATTGGCATTAACCTTCTCCTCAGCTTCAATCATTTTATCATGAATGTCAACCTTACCGTCCCAGTTTTTATCCTTTCCAGTAAATATATCTTTAATCTTCGTCCACAACATCTGAGTCTCCTGATAGATGTGCTTTGGCTTCTTTTTCAGTTTTAAACTTCCAAAGTTTGCCTTGTGCGTCACGATATTTAAATAAACCTCTACTTGGATAAACCCTAGGAGTATCAGCTGCTGGAGCTGGAGGTGTTTGTTCGGCTACTGCTACTTTTGTTTCGTATTCTTCAGCCATTTTTACTCCTATAATCTGCTATTGCCTTTGCAATAGATGCTTCTGCTAAAACTGAGCAATGAAGTTTGATAGGTGGTAGATCTAATGCGTTAGCTATTTGTTTATCAGTGATTTCATTTGCCTGTTCCAAACTTCTGCCCTTTAACATTTCTATTATCTTACTGGAGCTAGCTATTGCTGAGCCACAGCCATATGTCTTAAATTTGACATCTTTGATAATCTCGTTTTCCACCTTAAATTGTAATCTCATTACATCACCACAAGCTGGTGCTCCAACCATTCCTGTTGCCACATTAGGGTCATCAGGATTGAAACGTCCAACATTGTGTGCTTTTGGGTCTTTTAGTACATCTTGAAATCGTTGTACTACTTCTGCTGAATATGCCATCAGAAGCTATACCCAAAATTAACCGCCATTCTTTCAGAAAAGTCCATTCCAACTTCTTCTTCAGATACGATTTCGACTCCTATTGAGAAGCCGCTTTCTAAATCTTTAGATGCAATAATTTGATTATAGCTACTTTCGTCTCCAAATTCGCCATATCTATAAGATACATCTACAAACTTAATAAATGGTAGTGATACTTCGACTTCTATATAATCTAAATCTTGATTATCCATGTCTTGCCAGTATCCAAGTGACAAAAAACTATATGAAACTACAGCATACCATTCTTCTACTGAGTCTACTTCTTCGTCATAATTGTATTGAATAACACCAATATCTATTCCCAAATCGTCAAGTGCTACAGTATAACCTCCATAAAAGTCATACTCTATAGTAGCATCTCCACCAAAATCTACAGTTGAACCCCATGTTCCTCCGTAAAATCCAGCTTTATCTGCTTCTAGCCCCCATTGTATAGCGGCATCTCCTTGTGTTTGACTTACTCCTCTAAAAAAGTAATCTGAGTACAAGGATACTCCTCCACTTATTTCAGCAAATGCTGAAGTGCTAACTAATGTTAGCAATAATATTAATAATTTTTTCATTTTTTCATTTTTTCCCGTTATATTCCTCTAGTTTAAGTAAAATCCTGTAGTTATTCTCAACTTTTGTTTCAATAACTGACAGGCGTTGTATATAATCGTCTTTATGATCTGCATACTCAACTTCACCATCAACTAATCTTTCAACTTCTGTATTAATTCCTGACGCCCACCAGATTGCTCCTACTGTTTGACACAGTAGGAAAAAGGCGAAGCCAACAGGTATTGTAAATCCATTCATAGTTGATTAGGTTTTTCCGTACTTTATAAAGTTATATTATATATTCTTGTATTATATCAAAAGAACAAGTTAAAGTCAAGAACTATTTTTTTGATGCCCCCTTCCTATAAAACAAATGATCGCCAATTTGCGTAGTAAGCACTAATGAGGATGCCCAATATGGATTAGCAGTTGTAGAATGATAATGAGTAGCTCCCTTAGTTAAATTTGTAGGATCGGAATCAATAATTGAATAACTTAATCTAACAGTACTAATAAAAGCTTTTCCTTCTTTATAATCTTCAGGTTTTCCATCGCAATAATAGCTAAATTGACACGAGTGTAGATCTATCCCACCGCTAGGGTAAAATTTAGTTTGTCTAACCACCTCACAAATAGTGTTAGGAAAAGACTTACTTAATACTCTATTTAGTATAACTTCTGCTATAGCTAGTTGGCCTTCTTCACTTTCACTCCTTCCTTCAAAATAAAGAGCCTCTGAAAGACACTGTACTTGTATAGGATTTATAGTATTATCTGAAGTTACTCCACTAATACTAGGAACTAAAAGCAGAAGGAATAAGAATTTCTTCATACTTCCTCCTTTAGTTTTAATTTAACAATGGGTTACTATCTGCGTCCTCTAATTTATCAACTTGCTTTTCTAAAGATTCAGATTTAGTTTGTAAAGCTGAAATATTTACAGCCATAGTACTAATCTGACCTTCTATGTCTCTAACTTCAATTACTAAATTTTCATCTATAGATTTATTAATAAATGAGATAGACGTTTCTATGCCTTCGAATCTTTCTTCGATTTCTTGAAGGCCGCTTTTAGTTTCAGCTATACCTTTAACTGTACTTTCTAGGTTTTCTAACCTATTAACATAAGTTGCTCCAGTGTATCCAAAACCTGCTAAAGTTCCTATAATAGAAACTAATGCTATTATTTGTGTTGTTTTTGATTTAAAAAATTCCATATTATTCATTTCCTCCGAATAGATCTGGTTGTGAGTTTATCATGGTACCTATAGTTGTTAAACTAGTACCTGCTAAATCGTAAAATGCGGTTATATTATCTGAAAGAAATACATCTTTATAAATTTCTCTTGATTCATACCATCCTGTTGCTTGTGGGAGTGCCTGAGAGTAGTAATTTGAAAATCCTGGATTAAATCCAATATAAGCAACTAAAGCTGTTTGGTCTCCATATTCTCCACTTTCTGCACTATCTTCCATCTGTTGTTGTTGCTCTTCAATATTTTGAGCAATAATTTCATCTGCGATTTGATCTGCTTCTGAGGCAGTCATTACTCCTGATACAGCAGTATCAATCTCGCCTGATAAATTTGATACTTGAACATCAACCATAGTAGCTGATGCCGCCCCGTCCATTCCTGGTAAGGGTGTAATAGTCATAGAAGTAGAAGATTCTCCTATTGAAGATGTACTACTTCCTACAGTGTCCGTTCCCGCCGACGTAATGTCGCTCGAAACTGCGGTACTAGGACTCATAGCCAGTATCTGTGTTGTTTGTACTGATGCACTAGCAAATTGATCGGAAATACTAGGGGAACTAGTTGTACTAACTCCTCCTGAAGCTACAGACGCTATTCCTCCTGAAGCTACAGTATTTCCTGTTGATTGAGACGAAGTACCAGAACTAACTGAGCTGGAGCTAACTCCTGCTGTAGTTCCGCTTACGCTAGCTGTTGCTGCCCTGACAGAATTAGCTACAACATTTAGTTGTTCTGCTCTAATTCCGCGTCGAGATGGCTCCTCGGTTACTACTAACTCCACCTCAGCCTCTTCTAGTATTTCTTCAAATTCTTCTTCTACTTCTGCTAGTAATTCTTCTTCGAATTCTTCTTCCTGTAGTTCTTCTATGTTTTCAAAAATTTCTTCCACCGCTTCTTCTTCAAATATTTCTTCTTCTGCATATAATTCTTCTTCTAACATTTCTTCTATAGTTTCGAACTCTTCAAACTCTTCGAACATTTCTTCCACCCATTCTTCTTCCATTTCTTCTTCAAACCATTCATCTAATTCTTCCATAGTTTCAAACTCTTCCCATTCTTCTTCTATTCGAGTAAATTCACCAGAATCTACAACAGTTTGAAAAACAAATTCTTCTAATAATTCATCTTCATATGAAAGAAGAGTTACTACAGAAAAATCTTCTTCCCAATATTGTTCTTGTTCTAAGTCCCATTGGTCCATGCCTTCATCAATGTTTGTCCAATATGTATCTTCTGTAAGTCCATATTCATCATAGTTAACATATCCATCATCTGTAAATTCTACATCTGATCCATACCATTCATTTACCAGCTCTTGTCCGAATTCTAGTAAATCTATTTCATACCATTCTGCATCTGTGAATTCCATATTCCAATAAGGATCGTCCTGATAACACCAATCTGGGTTATCTACACAGTTATCTGCATAAGCATCCTCTTCATAATAATCATCTTCATACCACTCATCTATATAATAGTCATCTACATAATCATCTTCATATCCATAATTAGTCATAGTATCAAAATAAGCTACACTTTGGGTAACCTCATAACCTGGACATGATGGAGAGAATTGAGAATCATCATCGCACTCAGCATCAAATAATGCTGATGAATAATTAGCACACGCTGTATTATATAATGGATCAAGATTACATTGTTGAGCTAAATAAGCTACTGCATATCCCGTACAAGTTGTTGCAAGTAGAGGATTGGCTGCACAACCATATTGGTCGTCAACTACAATAGATAATGATTTATTTTCTATAGCTGTATTATGACTAGTACTATTCCAATTAGTGTTTACACAATTTGTATCGTTACTATCATGCTGTGTTCCTGATGCACATTCGTTATGGTGTAGGTAGACTTTATACTCACTAGCATTATACATTGCATTACTAGAAGTTTTTGCATGACCTTGAACACCTATAACAATATCATGTTGAACTATATTTAAAGCTCCATATCTAAATTCTATATTATTTGTAGTTTCATATAGAAGCATTTCAAAAGTATTATCTGAACTTCTATTATACTCACGCATATTATACCAGCCCATTACGAAATACTGATCTGTAGCTGATGAATCTCCAAAAGTTTTATATAACATTTTTGAACCACTATCTCTAATCCAGTCTCCCCATAGTGGAAAAATGGTCATATCCATACCAGATTGTGGTAGTGGATCTGGAGTATAATCTTGACAAGTATTATTATAACCTGTGAATGTCCAACAACCATTAGTTGCTCCTTTACCTGATGTAAAGGTTTCTCCATAGAAATCGAAACTAAAACCTAAATTAATTGTGCCTGATATTGCATCATCACCTAGTTGCCAATTAGTAGTGCCAGACTGACCAGTTAAATCAATTGGATCTAATGTGCCAGCTGTGAACTCTGTATTTGTTGCAGATACTTGATTAGTAAACAGCGCTAGCATAATAGCTATCGCTGCAAAAGTATATATCCAAAAAGCTTTCATTGATTCTCCATACATAAAAACCACTCGTCTTCTCCTAGAAGATGAGAGCAGTTTATTCGTTTCTCTTTTTCGTCCTTAGGGCATAAGTAAGTCCCTGTTTTATCTGTGTAGCATAAGCCTGGTAAAGGTTCAAGTGGAGCACAGCCTCCAAATAGTAATAAAAATAATATTCCACCACCTATACCATAAACTAAAGTAGTTATGAGCCATGTTGGTGTGTCAAATAGTAATTTTTCAAATAA